AGAAGCTGAGTAGATGAATGATAGAAATCTCATTAGCTGTTGCAGCAGCAGAAAAAGCTTTCAAGCTCATAAAGTATGGAGTTGACAAAAGCAAAGAAATACACGAGATGCAAGGAACTATTGCAGCTTTCTATGATGCAAAAGATAAAGTTACTGAAGCTAAAGCACAGTCAGAAAACACATCTGCTGCAAACAAGATGTTCGCAAAAGATTCTGTCGAATCGTATGCGTTACAAGCAGTATTGGCAGAAGAACGAACTAAGAAACTAGAGACACAACTAAAGAGAATGTTTCAAGATAAAGGTAAAACTGCTTTGTATTCACAGATGATGAGAGTCAGGCAGCTAGAAAGATCAAGAAGATTACAAGCAGCAAAAGCAGCAGCAAAAAGAAAAAAAAGAATAGCTGATTTAACTTTTTTATTAGTTATAACAGCCGTAGGAGTCGGTGTAATTGCGTTAATGATTGGGTTTGTTGTTACAAAAATAAGCTAAGGTAGTAGAAAATGGTAGAAGATCGTTTAACGCGAGTAGAACAAAAGATAGACACGTTACAGGAAGCTATTGTTTCTTTAGCGCGTGTAGAAGAACGTCTTGTTACTGTTTTTAACAGACAGTCTACTATTGAAAACAAAGTAGAAAATATAGACAATAAAGTAGATGAGTTGTCTGAAAACATAGTAAAGGCTAGAGTAACAGAGCGTTTAGTTTGGGTAATTATTGTAGCTGTTGTTAGCGCTGCTTTTACTTACATAGGAAAATAAGATGACGTATTTAGAGATAGTAAATAACGTTTTAAGACGTTTACGTGAAGATGAAGTCTCTACAATAGCAGAGACAAGCTACTCAGCTTTAGTAGGTGACTTTGTAAACGATGCTAAACAGATAGTAGAAAACTCTCACAGTTGGTCTGCTATGCGTACAGCTATTGATTTTGATACAGTATCAGGCACTTCTATCTATTCTCTAACAGGAGCAGGTCAGTATGCTGAGTTAAGAGAAGCAATGAACGTTACAAGTAAAGCTATCTTTAACATGAGTAATAGAACTGCTATGAACAGGGACTATAAGATTAATCCTGCTAGTGGTACACCAACAAGTCTAGCTTTTAACGGTGTTGATAGTAACGGGGATATTACTGTTCAAGTATATCCTAACCCTGACGGTATTTACTCTTTATACTTTGACGCTTTTGTACCACAAACTTCTTTAACAGCAGACGCTACAAGACTAAAAATACCTTTTAATCCTGTATTACAATTAGCATTAGCTATGGCGTTGAGAGAGCGTGGTGAGACAGGTGGTCAATCAGCAGCAGAACAGTTTGCTATAGCAGATGCTGTGTTGTCTGACGCAATTGCTTTTGATGCTAACAAGTATCAAGAAGACATTTTGTACGTGCCAGTTTAAAGGAATATAAATGGCTCAACAACTACAAAGTATTACAATGACAGCTCCCGCGTTTGCAGGTATTAACACGCAAGACGCTCCGTTGGCACAAGATCACACTTTTGCTGCTGTAGCTGATAATTGTATTATTGACAAGGAAGGACGTTTAGCTTCTCGTAAAGGTTATGAGTTACTTAACGGTAATGACTTGTTAGGTACGTCAGCAGGTGTAGAAGCACTGCATGAGTTTGTTGCTGAAGATGGAGACATTACTTTTTTATCGGCAGGTAATAATAAAATCTTTACTGGCACTACCACTATGGTAGACGCAACACCTAGTTCTTACACGATCACTACAAATAACTGGAAGATCGTATCATTTAACGACCATGCTTTTTTATTTCAAAGAGGCTATGAGCCTTTATTGTACTCAGATCACGCAGGCACAGTAGACAAAATGTCTGCTCATGCTCATGCGACAGGTACTCCCCCGCAAGGACATGAAGTGTTAGCAGCGTTTGGTCGTCTATGGGTAGCAGATTTTACAGCAGACAAGTCTACAATCTATTGGTCTGACTTATTAGACGGCACACACTGGACAGGAGGCTCTACAGGCTCGATAGACATTACTAAGGTATGGCCTACAGGGTATGACACTATCGTTGCTCTAGCAGCCCACAACGGCTTCTTAGTGATCTTTGGACGCACTTCTATTGTTATTTACTCTGGTGCTGATGATCCTTCAACCATGACGTTAAGTGACACTATATCTAATATAGGTTGTGTTAACAGAGATGCCGTAGTTTCTACAGGTAGAGACTTAATATTTTTAGATGACTCTGGTGTGCGAAGCCTAGCTAGAACTATACAAGAGAAGTCAGCACCTATTGGTGATGTTTCTAAAAACGTAAACAATGATGTTAAGTCTTTGTTTGCTGCTGAAACAGGCAATATATCTTTACACTACTCACCACAAGATGCGTTTGTGTTATTAAACTTTCAGAATCTTGGTGTAGTGTACGCATTTGATACAAGGTTTCCGTTACAAGACGGCAGTTATAGAGCGACTACGTGGTCATCTATTAACCCACTGGCTTTTACTAACACATCATCAGATAAAATGTATTTAGGCATTAAAGACGGTATAGGTGAGTACAAGACATATAGAGACAACGCAGCAAGTTACCAGTTAAGTTACTTTAGTCATCCGTTAAGTTTTGGCAATACATCTAACTTAAAGTTTTTAAAGAAAATAAACCTAACTACCTTTAACGGTGCTGAGTCTACTGTAGTTTTAAACTGGGCGTATGACTATTCTGGTGCATACAAGAAACAAGCGTACACATTACCACAGTCAAACGTAGGTCAATATAACATCTCAGAGTATAACACTACAGCAGAATACTCATCGTCAATCTCGTTAATTAACAGACAAAAGATTAACACCAGTGGGCAAGGTACGGTAGTGGCTATAGGTGTAGAGACTACTATTGATGGTAAAGCTATTGCAATACAAGAAATTAACATTCAAGCCCTTATGGGAAGGATAGTATAAGATGTCGAATTACACTAAATTGACGAACTACGCTGCTAAAGACGCTATGGTCAGCGGTAATCCTGCCAAGGTAATTAAAGGCGTAGAAATCGGAGCAGACTACGATGCCATTGCTGTAGCAGTAAACAGCAAATCTAATAGCGCATCGCCTACTTTTACTGGTACTGTAACGGTAGCTGACTTAACAGCTACTGGTACGGTTAGCTTATCAACTATAGATGGTGGTACTTATTAGTGGACACTAAGGAGGCTCGTCAAGCTCTTATATTAGAGTTAGCTAGAGCCACCAGAGGCAAGTACGAAGTAGATGAAATCATGGAACTTTACTACTTTATACTTGAACCAGACTTAGAAGAACAACCTAAACTATCAGTAATTGATATAAACAAGGAAAAAAATGCTTGACATAGATTGGAAAATAGTGCAGAAGATGTTATACTTTAATAATTTACTTGACAACAGCACCAAAAGTGTACTAAGGAGATTTATATGATTGTAAAAAAACTAGGTAAGTTTGTTAGAACTAAGATTCAAGACCTTAGTGAGAAGCAAGCAGGTGTAGGTACTCTCTGCATTATAGTCCTTATGATTATCTTAGGTGCTTCCTAATGCTTGGTATGGTTGCTTCTTTAATAGACCCTGTAAGTAACATTCTTGACAAGTTTATTCAGGATAAAGACTTAAAGGAAAAGCTGTCACATGACATTGCGACGATGGCTGAGAAGCACACGCAGCAACAGGTCATGGCACAGCTAGAGGTCAACAAGGCTGAAGCAGCGCATCGTAATATGTTTGTTGCAGGATGGCGACCTGCCGTAGGGTGGGTCACTGTCGTAGGCATGGCAAGTAACTACATATTAATACCTATGGGTAACTTTGGTTTAGCTGTAGCCGAAAGTGACATAACTATACCTTTATTACAGATGTCTGAGATGATGCCTGTATTGCTAGGTATGCTTGGTTTAGGCGGTATGCGTACCGTAGAGAAAGTTAAAAGCGTCAGTAGAGAGAAGTAAATGGGAACTTTAGTAACTCCAAAACCAACGTCAATGGTGTGGGACAGCGCTACTAACAGGTTTGTGCCTGTTGGTGAGGCTACTGAATCACCAGTACAAGGTTTGCTTGATGATGTCTTTTTGGATAGGAATGTATTTAACCGTCCTGTTCAGGCTTCTGATGGGTTTTTATACAATGCCGATAACGGCTTTGCTAACATGGTTGAAAAGTACCCTACAAGAAAAAGTGACAGAAGCTCTGGTATACAGACTTCCCAAGAGATGTTTGATGAAGCGTATCAAGATGCACTTGTTGCAGATGCTTTAGACTCTATGGAGCAAGAAGGTCAGTTTAGCAGCGGTAACGCTACACTAGATATGTTAAACCAAGCAATAGCTGACAAAGAAGCAGGAGTTATAAAGACTAAAGGTACAGAGCAGGGTATTGTAGAGATGACTCCAGAAGAGTCTGACGCTGCTTATGACGTAACTATTAAGGGTTTAACTGACAAGTTAGTTGGTATGGAAGTGCCTGTATCTGACCTACCTGTTGTTGATGAAGAAATAGAAACAACTGACGACGATGATGACTTGTTTGGTAATCTTATAGAAATGTTAACAATACAAGGTTTTGACCCTAACGCTGAGTTAGCGACTGTAATACCTCAAGAACCTGTTTCTCCACCAGTTATTCCTCCTACTAACGGTAATGGTAACGGTACAGACTCTAACGGTGGCGGTGATAGCAACGGTAAAGGAGCAGCTCCTAATGGCAATGGTAATGGCAACGGTAATGATAACAATGATGGTAACGGTGACGGCGCTGTTAACGGCGATGGTGCTGACGCAGGTACACAAACAGTAGTTACAGACGGTATAGACGGATTAGAGGGATTAAAGGGATTAGACGGAATAGCAGGTAAAGACGGTAAGGACGGTAAGGATGGTCTTATGATGTCTATGTTAGCAAGCCCTATAGCTAATAACTTATTTGAAACAGAATTTGGTTATGATTATTTAAAACCAGAGTATATAGACAGGCTTTTTAGAGGTAAATTAAACATGAACAATAACAGAAGAGGTGCATAATGGGTCTTCTAACAAATGCGTTGTCAAAGTTAAACCCATCTTTAGTTAGCGACGCTGCGTCAGGTTTAGGGGCTATTTATGGCTTCAATAAAGGCATAACTGACGTACAAGATGTAGGAACAAGTGCGCTTGAACGAGCTGCTACTGAAGCAGCTAAAGTTGGTCAACAAACTCAATTTAAGCCTTTTACTGTAACTTCTAGTATAGGGGGAGCTACTACAACTCCTACAGGTGGTTTAGGTCTTACGCTGTCACCTGAACAACAAGCAATACAGAAACAGCTACAGGACGTTAGCGCTCAATCTATAGGGATATTAGCAAGCCCTGAAGAGAGAGAACGTGAGCAGACTAACGTTATTAATATGTTGTTAGGCGCTCAAAGCCCACAACAGAGAGAGCAGGAGATAATGCAGAGGCTACAGGCTACTGTGTCTCCTGAACAGGAACGTGCTAGGCTTGGTTTAGAACAGAGACTAGCTAATCAAGGTAGGCTTGGTGTAAGAACTTCTATGTTTGGTGGTACTCCAGAGCAATTAGCATTAGAGAAAGCTATAGCAGAGCAACAAGCAGGACTAGGCGTTAGTGCTATGGAACAGGCTAGAGAAGAGCAGAGGTTACAGTCAGCTCAGACACTAGCAGGACTAGAAGAAACTAGAGCTAGGTTAGGACTAGCAGGACAGTTTGGTTTAGAGTCTTTAGCTGCGTCATATAGTCCTTTGGAAGGCCTACTAGCAACTCTTCAGCCTTCACTACAAGCAGCAGATATAGCAGGAGCAGGTCAGCGTCAAGGCGCTCAATTAGGTACATCATTGCTTGAGGCGGGTTTAACGTCTAAGTTAGGTGCTGAAGTTGCTGCGAGTAACTTACGACAACAGCAAATACAAGCTATTACTAACCTACTAGGAGGTACACAAGCTAACACAGTAACAGGAGCAACAGGTAGTACAGGTTTATTAGAAGGTATACTTGATAGCTTCCGCACTCCTACAGCAACGTCAAGTGCTAATACTATAACTGGCACAGATTTTTCTGATTACATTAAAGAACTAGAAAGAAAGAGACTACAAGAACTAGAAAGAAAGAGACTAGAGGGTTATATATAATGACTGAGATAAACATTAATACATTATTTTCAGACGTTCTTGGAAACTCTGCGGATCAAGACAAAGCCAAACGAGATGAGGCGTTTAATCAAGCTAGTCTAGTAGGTACTTTAGGAGGAATGGCTGCTTACTTAGCACCACAACGTAGTGCTGATCTTTCTAGTTCAGTAGGTGGGTTACTTGGTGTTGATACTCGTACAGAATCTCAGAAACTAAAAGAACAATTACAGTCTTTAGGAACACCACAGACTGATGAAGAACATAAAGCCTATGCTGACTTGCTTGATAAAATACAGGCAGGTAGTGGTGTTCAGTATATGATTGCTTTAGGACAAGAAAGAAGAAAACAAGAAGCTCTTGATATTGAACAACAAAAAGCAGATATAAGCCAACAAATGGCAGACACAGGAGTTGGTGAGCTTGATTTTAAAACAACACAATTAGAATCTTTAGACGAAGAAAGAATGAGGCTAGACGCTAGAGAAGCATCAAACAGGTCTTTAGAAAAGTTAAAAATAGATTCAGAAAACGCTAGAACAGAAGCAATAGCAAGTCAAACAAGCGTAACGGCTGTAAAACTTATTAATGAGGCAGTCTTAGCTAGTATGAATGCTCAGGAAGAAGGTTTGAAAGCAAAACAGATTGCTGATGACTTGGCAAGACTGTCGCCTACAGCAGGTGCATTAGGTAAGTTTGAAGAAGCCAAAGACAGGTTTTTTGGCACAACAGGTGCGGTAAGTGACTTACGCACTAGAATAAACAGAATGACAGTCAGCATTGTAATGGAAGGACTACCGGCGGGGGCAGCATCAGACAAGGACATAGAATTAGCTCAGTCTACTGTACCAACATCAACTATGAATCCTGAGATGCTAGAGTCGTACTTTAGAGGCGTTGCTAAAATAGCAGCTCTAAACTCCTACAAAGAAAACTTAAAAGCAAAACATTTAAGCAAAAACAGAGGAAGTTTAGCAGGCTTTATTGAGGTTTGGGACAAAGCTCAGAAGGCAGAGAATTTTTTAGATACTATTAAAGAAGCATCTGGGTATGATTGGGTTAATGAAGAAAAATTAAAAGAGCTTAACAAAAAGTCTGTAGAAAACAGAGTCGCCGCTGAAGCAGCTGATAAGTTAGCTAAAGAAAACAGAGAAAAAGCTAAAGCAGAAAAAAGTAAACGTTCTGCAGGAAACAGAGCAAGAAGGTTTAACCAAACGATGTCTAGCGTCGTTACTTACTAAGGAATCAAAATGGTAGATTTTACTAAAATGACAGACGAGGAGTTGGACGCTTACTTAGCAGAAAACGACGAAACTGACTCCCTGATACGTGACGCAGGTGACTACCTAAAAGAAAATTTAGACCTTCCTGCGGGTATAGGAGGCGCTTTAGCAGGTGCAGCAGCAGGATCAGCTGTGCCTGTAGTAGGTACAATAGCAGGAGGTATTATAGGCGGTGCTTTAGGTACTGGTATAGGAAGCGCTGCTTCAGATGTTATAGAAGACGGTGAAGTAGATGCTTTAGACGTTGCAGGTAGTGTTGGTATGTCTGTAGGAATAGACCTTGCTACTCTGGGCTTAGGAAAAGTAATAAAGCCTATTGCTCAGTCGTTAGGCATAGCTCCTTCGTCTTTGTTGTCTGCAGGTCAAAAAAAAGGTCTGCAACTTGCTGATGAGTTACTAGACATTAACAAAGTTGAAGGAGGTACGTTAGACAGCCTACGCATAACACAGAAGTTCTTGCAGAGCGAAGGCGGCAGTTTGTCAGCTTCTCAAACAGGACAGGCATTGTTTATTAATGATTTAGCAGAAGGTATAGGTAACATTGGTATTCTTTCTGGCAGAATGGCTAGAGCGCGTGTTGCTAAAAACAATAAAATTATTTTAGACAGTGTTGAAAAGTTAACAGGAAGAGTAGGAACAACACCACAGACTGCAGAGGATGTTGGTGCAGAATTATTTGGAATCATCGAGGCAGGAAAACAAGCAGCCACTAAAGTTTACGGAGAAGGACTAGACAGTATTATAAAACAGACTGGCGACAGAAGAATTAACATAAGCCAAGTTAAGGGCGCGTTAATGGCTTTTAAAAAGAGATACGAAAGTCCGTTAGGAAGTTCTTTAACTAAGTCTGTTGAGAAGCAAGCAGATCAGTTAATAATGGACTTAACTAACTCACCTGAAGTAGCAACACTACTTAATAAGAACGTTAAAGAAGCTACTGTAAAGCAGCTGATAGAGTTCCAAAAACGTGTTGGAAATTTAATTGATGAGGCTATGCCAAACTCTGCAAGTGCTAACCCTGTAGCGGTTCGTCAGCTAACAGAGTTGTCGCAGATGGTCAAAGGAGGTGTTTACAGGTCTTTACGTAACCACTCACCTGAAGTGGCTAAGACTTACAAGACAATGAACAAGGTCTATAGCAACACAACTAAGAATTTAGTGCCAAAGTTAAACAAGAACTTTTTTAATGCTGCTAAGGACAACAGCTTCGACGGTTTGGGTAATCTTCTTCTTACTAGCAAAAACAACAGCAAAGTGAGAGCGCTGATGAATAGTGTAGACACTGCTTACGCAGAGATAGCTAAGTCTGGTACTAAACCGCAAGGGGTTGCTAAAACAGCTGCTGCAGCTAAAAAGAAGATCAGAGAAGGCTATATGCAAAATGTCTTCAGGAAGCTAACTGCAGACGCAGACCCTACTACGTTTGTTAAGTTTGCTAGAGACAATCTTGAGGCAGAACCGTCAGCAAAGTCTCTGACAATCTTAGGAAAAGAAAATTTTGGTAGGTATAAAATGCTGATGAACGCTATTATAGACAGCTCTAAAGGCTCTGAAGACACTATGTTTGGGCTTGCCTTTCGTCAACGTGAGACAGCAGGTGCGGCAGGTCTGTTAGGTGGTAGCGTCGGTGCTGCTCTTACTGCCGCTCCTCAGTTAGCAGGTATTCTACTTGTTCCTGAGCTTCTTAGTAGAGTTGCAACTAGCCCTACAGCAGTTAATAAGCTCCTTAACCTGAATAAAAAAATAACTAAGTTTACAGACCCTAAAGCACTAGCACTAGCTGTTGATGACATTGTTAAATTAGCTATTCCAGATAAAGAAGAAAGAGAGCAACTAGGCGCTGATATAGAAAGAAACTACTAGGTACTAGACACAAGTTACAAAAGCTATCAATAACTAAGGAGAAAACTATGCCATACGGTAAAGGAACATACGGTAGTAAAGTCGGTAGACCACCTAAGAAAAAAGCAATGACTACAGCTAAGAAGAAACCAATGAAGAAGATGAGGAAGCGATAGAATGGCTAACGGTCTTTATAAAAACATCCAAAACAAAAGACGCAGGATAAAGGCAGGTAGCGGTGAGACTATGCGTAAGGCAGGTAGTAAAGGCGCTCCTACAAACAAAGCCTTTAAACAAGCCAAGAAAACAGCAAAAAAGAGATAAAAAAAAGCCTGTATAGTCTACGGAGGAAGAGACTATACAGGCTTCAGGCACTACACACACCACACTATATAGACTTAACTATACACCACAAACACCAGAAGCGCAAACACTTTCTGAGTTTTCTTCAAACACTACACCTTTATGCTTAGTGGCTTCTTTATAGCTACACATCGTTAAAGGCTGTCCACCTCTAGCACCGTCAGGGTAACAAGTAAAGCCTCTAAGTCTAGGAGCATACTTAGCTAGTATCTTAGCAAACTCCATAACTCTGTCCTCGTTGTTACCCTCACTGCCCCATGAAGGCAGGTTGATAGTAGAAGATATAGACATATCAACATAGTCTTGAACGTCAGCTTGGAACTTCAGTCTACGCTCAAAGTCATTAACCATAGATGAGGAGGTCTGTATCTTATCAGGGTCTAAGCCGTGAGAAGTGATTAAGTCTTCTGCTGTAGCGTCTACAACATACTCATACTTCCACTTGTCACCGCCTACCAAGTAACGTCTCTTGTAGGCTACAGCGTATAAAGGTTCAATACCAGTGGTCGTACCTGCTAGTATGCCTATTGTACCTGTAGGAGCTACTGCTCTGTACGCTACAGGTCTTGATATACCTCTAGCGTCACACAAGGCGTTAGCTGCTTTCTCAGACTCTTCACGATAAACCTCTAACCACCTATGCAACTCTTCAGTCACTTCGTAGTCACTACCACGCTTTAACAAGAACTCGTGCATACCCATCAAGCCCAAGCCAAGTCTCCTGTTTTTGTTCCGTACAGCATACACCTTTTTTGTGGGTAGGTCTGCTGTAAGCGTTCCTGATACAAGGAACATGGAGGCAACTCTAACAATTGTTCTGAATTCTTCAATATCGTCAATCGCACCAATATTAATGCTGCCAAGATTACAAACATCTGAGTCATCTTCGCTAGTAACTTCTGTACACGCGTTTCTGAGAGTTTCATTTTCTTTATCTCCGAAATTGAAGGAAAACCCAGGCTCCCCAGTCATCAAAGCCTGTCTACAGTTCTGTACAAACGTATCAGGCAAGAAGCCATTATTCACTGCATCCAAGAACTTATCATCATAGTTTAAACTGATGTTAGTCATGTCTAGGGGTGCAGGGAAGTTAAAGTTGTTTTGTTTAGCATCAAACACTGTAACACCGTCAGCGATGGGTAGTGAGTGCCAGTCTTTAGCTGTTAAGAACTGGTGTGCATCGCCGTGTTGCCAGTTAAGCGATGCGTAGATAGCTGACCGTCTACTACCGCCCTGCATCACGTTCCTGCCTATCTCGTTAATACTGTTCATTAACGGTAATGGTCCTGACGCTTCACCACCAGTACGGCCTAACGGTGAGCCACTAGGACGGAACACGCTATAGTCTATGCCTATACCGCCTCCACTCATCAAGCAGTCACTAGCTCTCTGTACTAGCTTACCCCACTCTTCTCTAGTATCTTCCTCACCTTTAAGCAAGTAGCAGTTGTTATAAAAACTAGCCTGTCGTCCTGCGTAGTAAATATAACGACCTCCTGCCATGAACTTAAACTCTTTCATGGCTTTCTCTAATACGTCCATGTCATCCTTCTCAAGGATGCCAGTACAAACGTCAGTGACAATATCTTTAACCTTCTCCGACCACGTTTGTGTCTCGTTAAGAGCGTACTTGTTGCGGAAAATTGACTCACCAAAACTGTTCCTAAACTCACTCAT